TTTATGACAATCGAAAAGTATACGAGCGTAAGCGTGTTGAAACAGACGGTCATGCGCATAACAGAGCCTTACGTTATATGACAAAGCGTTTAATTAAAGATTTATACAAAGAATGGAAAGAGGTAGCATAATGTCTATTGCAGATGATACAATGTGTATGCACTACACACTTGAGCGGTTGGGCGGTATTAAAACCCAAACCGATCTACAAGAGTTTATGGAAGAAATCAGGTACAATATTAGTGTGAACGACGAACACCGTGAGCTTAATCCCGATGGTGATATGCCTGACGGTTCTTTTATTGATGATCCCGATGATTTTGACATGAACGCCGCGCTTGATAGGGTTAAGCGTCATTATATTGAGAGAGCCTTGACCAAGACAAAAACATTGTCTGAGGCTGCTGAGTTACTTGGCTTTGCCAATTACCAGACTTTGCAGAACTGGATTGATAGATTAGAAAGAGCACAATATGAGGCTGAAGATAAAAAGATGGGAGTAGCCTGATGATTAAATATTTTACCTTCATGGTGCTGACTTATTTCGTGCAAGGCGAACAAGTTACGCATAATATTTTGTTTCCGAGTTATGATGCTTGTAGTCATAACAAAAGAGCGATGTATGATATTATGATACCGAACCAAGACGATGTGCATATCTATTGCAAAGGCACAGCGGTTGCATCCAATGAACTTGTTAAACCGATGCCACGCCCATGAGAGATAGAACTAATGAGCGATGGAGCGAGAAACAAAAAGAATGGTTAGGTTATAGACGTAAGATAGCTAATCTTAAAAAGAGCAGCGTTAGTTTATCAAAGCCTCCCTGGGAGAAAAAAATAGATAAGAAAGAAATAGATAAAGAAAAAAATTAACGTTGATAATCCGAACAAATATCTGTAATGTGCGTCGGGGACATTGGGGCGGGTTTACCTCTTTGTCCCACGATTACTTTTTATCTATCGCTCTTTCTAACATTTCTAACAGAGTAAGCATTTCTTCGCCTCTCTGTTTTCCATTTAAAAAGCCCATGCTATCTCCGTCAAGGACTAATACCTGGGCTTTTCTTTTAAGCTGTTTTATTATCGTTTCTGTTTCTGTATCTTTATTAGACATTAGCAATCTCATTTTCTTCTTGATTTAATTGACCCCCGACAACACCAAGCCATTTACGAGGACCACTTCTGTTTCGTTTAAATTGGTCAATGCGTCCATCGTTTTGCAACGTAGTTACAGCCTTTTTAATTGTGCTTTCTGCTATATTTTTAAGGTTTCCTGCATTGATATCATCGTTTGGCGCTGCTCTCACGGCTTCAAAAATACCATCATGCATCCCACCCTTAGTAACAGGGATACCACGATCTTCTCGCGTTCTAATAAAGTTAAAGACATATTCTATTCTTTCCCGAACAGCCTGAGACATAGCAAAATTTCTGATTTCTATACTCTTGTCTTCTAATAAACCAGTATCTGGATTACGGATAAAGTGTCTTATCTCCCGATTTGCAGGGCCGTTTGCTTTTACCACCGCACCATCAAACACAGCGTTTCTTGTATATGGCACTTGCAAGTCTTTACAGCGTGACTTAGCTGTAGGCTCATCCACTTGCCATACAGAGAAGGCGCATCTTACACCGTCCACAATCGCAGACGTACCTCTGATTTTATTACGAGCTTTTTCTGGCGAATCGATAAAATCATTATCGCTTACCTTCGCCATATGGTGGTTTACAATTACCGTTGCCCCTGTTTCTGTTGCGATTTGAGCAAGTAAACCCATAAATGCTGCACCCGCAGCAGGATCTGCATTTACATCCGCGTGTACAAATGATGCCATTGGATCAATAACAATCAATGCTAGGTTTTCTATCTCCAACATTTCTTCATATATCTTTTCAAACTCAGGTGATGTTGCATATGTATTGTCCACTTTCATCATAATTGGAAACACACCGCCTTCGTTAGGCAACGGTACAATGATGCAGTCATGGTCATAGCCCGAACGTTTGTTCAAGGGATCTAGCCTGCTGATCCGTCTGTGGATCTCATCTTTGTCATCTTCTGCTGATAAAACAATTGATGTGCCATGATTAGCAACCAAACCACCAAAAGAATTTTGCATCCCATCTCCCGACGCTACCTTCATTGCTAAATCAAGCGTCATCATACCTTTACCGCTATCCCCTGCGGCTGCAAATACCACTGGCACCCCAAGCGGTATTGTATCGCCAATCAAGAACTTTTGCTCTGGAGCCGATCCAACAAATTGCTGAGTGATAAGTAAGTTTTGGTTTTTAAGAGATAATACCTTTTTTACTTTATGCGTAGGGGCATTAAGAAAGCTTGAAATATCAAATCCTTCTTCAATCGCATCTGCTGCATCCCACTTTTTGGGCTTGCCCTTTGGTGGCACGAGCATGGTGATTGATTTTGCACTTGCATTTTGTGCCAACTCTTGGACTATCCTAGCTAGTTTTTTACCTGCATCGTCATTGTCAGGCCAGATTATTAGCTCTTTCCCTTGCAAAGGAGAGAAATCAAACTTGTCCTTTGTATTGCGAGACAACATTCCTGCACCACCGATAGTGCAAGTAGCCGTGTAACCTTGCTTCGTTAACTCATCTGCACATTTTTCACCCTCAACCCATATCACGCGATCTGATTGAGCAATGTCAGGGAGGTTATAAAGCGGTCTAGTTTCAGGTAAACGCGGAAACTGGCGAAACTCTTTCTTCGCATTGCCGTCCGTATCTCGAACAATTTCACCTGCTGCATCTCTTTCTATGTATCTTCGCACTGTTACAAGGACTTCCCCATCAGTTGATAGGTAGAAATACTCACCATCGTGCGGTGTATTAGTATCAATGACCCGTCTTTGTTTAACTTGTTCGGGTTGTTCTTCCTGGGACTGCTGTGACTTGTTTGGGTTAATTGGGTTCATCGGCGCTTCTGCCTGGGGACGATCTAAGAATGTAGCAAAATGTTCGGCTACATCGGTGATTTTCCACCTGTAAGCTTCCATTAATATCTTAGATATACCCCCGATCCCGTCACCACTGTTGAAATCCATGCCGCGCATGAAGTTTGGACTTGACGGATCAATGTTTATTTTAAGAGATTGCCCTGCTTCTCCTGCCAATGAGCCAAGATAGAACTCATTCCGAACAACTCTTCCGTTTGGGTAGGCGTTCTTTAGTGCTTCGATCTGTACATATGACGGAACTTTCTCCGTAATCTCAGCAACTAAATCTTTTTGGTTGCCCCCATATATTGTATTGCCAACTACTCTCAATGACATTATATTGTCCTTATACTCGTATTTACCACTTCAGGGGGTTAGCATTGACACGGTGCTGACCCCTAATTTTATTCACCCTTCCAACAAGTCTCCCTAAACTCACAGAACTTACAAAGATAAAAATCTTTGCTTTGAGCTATGCGAGGTAGAATGTCACCTGCCTTCGATGCAGTCAAGATATTTACTGCCTTATCACTTGCTGCTTGTGCCAAGTCTCTATCAAAAGGCACCAACTCATAGTATATTTCAGACGTATTTTTGTTTACGACTGTAAACAATGCAGGGCATTCTGTTAGCTCCATATAAGCCTGATAAAGAGCTATCTGCGTTGCATATGTTGGGTTTGCCTTTGCCACGCCCATGCGTTGAAAAGCTTTCCATTTATTATCCTTTGCTGACTTGTTTTCCCACAATGAAGGATAACACATGTCAACAGGACCGTCACAGATCACACCATCTATATGACCTTTGATTTCATCATCAGCGATTGAAAACCCAAACTGTTTTCCCATCTTATCCTCTGTCCTAAGATCAAAGCCTGCATCCTTTATCCATTTGGCTGCATAGTCTTCAATCCCGTGACCGAACTCAAAAATGCGTAGCGTCTGTGCGCTAAAGCCAGAGTTCTCGTCTTGAGGATAATTTAGGTAGCGATACTGTATCTTACGGCTACACTCATCGCCAATACTTGATGCCCCCAGGTACTTCCGCCGCTCTCTTCGCTCATTAACTCGAACAATTCCTTGATCTACGGCTTCTGCTATCGCTTCAATTACTGGATCAGAATGGGATGCTTGTATGGGGCCAAGCGCCCGTTGACTTAAAGTAATTTTCTTCGAGCTTCCCAATGTCAATCTCCGCTGATATTTTTATTGCCTCTTGTAATCCAAATATAAGTGTATGGACCTGATCTTCTGATAAATCACAAAATCTGGTTTCCCACCCAAATTTCTCTAGTATGAATACTAATTCATCTAGTGGTTTTTTTGCCTCCATTATGTCTTCCATCAGTGCATTGCTCCCTGTTGCTCTGTTAATAAATCAATAATCTCGTCTATTTCTTTCTTTGGAAGTTCACTGTTTGTATACTGTAGCATCAGAACTGTAAGATCATTTACAATAACATCTGCTGACCCGAACAAAACTTCGCCCTCTTCAGAATCCTCCATCTCATCTTGAATAACTTCGTTTGCCGTATTTGTAATTTCTTTTAAGTCTTTAAGATTCTTACAAAAACAAACATATTTAGTTTCTTCTGTGTATAATTCTTTTTGACCGCTGCGCTTGGCTATTGATAAAATCATTTCAAACCTAGCCATCCTCTTGCCTTTCTGTGTCGTTATCTCTTAACCATAACGCCAAATCAGACAAAATGTACTTAAATTGTGAACATGGTATAATCGCCATGAGCTTACCGTCTTTCCAAATTTTCATTCCCTCATCATGAATAGCCCAATTTATCATAGGTAAGCCTCCACCGCTTGTTCAATCGGACTTCTGTTCCACATAAAACTAAGCATGCATGCGGCTTTGTACTTAGTCCAAGAGAAATCAAATCCATTTACTTCGATGCCTTGCGTAGATAAATGATTGCGCTGTGTATCTGTCATGTTTTGATCTAGCCAACGCTTAGTCTTCTTCGCTGCGCTGCCATCCTCAATATCACGCAAGAAGTCATCTGCGGCTGCGGTAGCTTGTGGTTTGCCGCCAACGGCAAGAACACGCACTCTGCCTTTTTTACGCTTGCCAAATGCAATTGATAGCCTTGATGTGTTAGCCACACCAACAAATCCTTCAAAGCCTGTCGCCATACGCAAGCTGCCATCACCAAACAAATCAATCCAACGGAACGGTGACATTTGCATCAAATCGTATTCTGTCATGGTAAATGCAGATAGCTCTTCTTTTTCTTCTTTCTCAGACTCAAAAAGATAACCACATACTGGACATTCTTGAACGCCCATAGGAACATAGGATTCGCATTCTGGACACTCTTTTAAAGGCGCTTCACCCTTTTCTCGGTCATCTAAGTCAACTGCGTCTTCCAAAGACCCATGCGTAAGAACGCTTGTGCCAAAGTCAAGAACCACGCAATCTGTTTTAACAATGCCAGGAAACTCTTCTGGATCAATCGTGCGTAACCCACGACCAATCATTTGAACCATCGTACCCTTCTGTGAGCATGGCCTTGTAAGAACGATACAAGACACGGCAGGAGCGTCAAAGCCCTCAGTCAGTACCGACACATTCACAACCACTTGAAGATCACCGTAGGCAAGCTCATGTAGCGTTTCGGCTCTTTCATCCTTTGGTGTGTCGCCAGTTACGAGCTTGGCATCAATATCGTGCTCCACAAATGACTCTAATAAATCTTCGGCATGTTTGATTGTGCTACAAAACACAACAGTCTTACGGCCCTCTGCACGTTCTATCCACTCTGTCACAACTTTATCATTAATGACTTTGTGGTTCATAATGGCCTCGACTTGTTCCATGTCAAAGTCGTTACCCTTACGAGATACATTATTAAGCTGATCTCCCACACCACAATCAACCACATATGACTTAGGTGGCACTAGAAATCCTTCACGAATTAATGTTGTGATTTCTATCTGATGTGAGCAATTATTAAAAACGCTGCGTAGCCCTTTGCCATCGCCACGATTCGGTGTCGCAGTAAATCCAACAATCTCTGCGTTTGGATTGTCTTCTTTCACTGCGTTAATAACTTTTAAATATGTATCGGCTGCTGCATGGTGGCTTTCATCCACTACAATCATGTCAAATTTTGGGCGATCTCTAAGGTTTCTCTCGCGTGAAATTGTCTGCACCATTGAAAAGATTGTATTGCCATCCCAATTTTTCACTGTGCCGTTTACAATGCTTGTTGTGATGTATGGGTTGATACGCTCAAACTTGGACTTGTTTTGATCTACAAGTTCATCGCGGTGTTGCATCACCAAAATCTTTTTACCGTCTTTGTAACGTTCACCTACGAGCGCAGAGAGCATAATCGTCTTACCTGCTCCAGTAGGTGCTACAACAATTGTATTACCGTGTTTGTCTAATGCTTTACATGCATCACTAACAGCGGCCTCCTGATAGGGGCGCAGTAACATGTTGGGAACTCCATTGATCTAGAAAAGAGGGGGAGTATTTGGCCCACCGCTCCCCTTCGGTGGTCTAGCAGGTGAAGTAAAACCTGTGCCGCTAGATTATCGGTTAGCCCAACTTGGTACTGCACCACTTGCTACGGGCTGTGCCTGTTGCTGTGGCTGCGCCAATTGCTGCGCTGCGGCAGGTGTCTGAGACATTGGCGCTTGACCAGAAGGGATAAAATCCTTTTGGTTAGGTGTAATGGCTGCGGTCAACTTATTCTGATCCGAATAACCATTAGTGCCTTTCTTGATGCCGACCTTAGCGCAAATCTCCATACCATTCAAGTCATTAACGCCTTGAATCTGTCTACGAGCTTGTGCTTCGGGTGAAACATCACTTGGAACAATGTTAAATGCGCTTTCAATAATTGTTCTGAGCGTTGATAAACCAATCTCCCTAGCCAGTGGCATACCACTAGTGCCTTGTTTGTCACCATCAACAAATATTTTATCCCAGAATTTACGTTTATCGTGTTCACCACCAATAACGGTAAATTCTAACTCCATCCATTTGGCTTGCGATTTGTCAGAAAACTTAAACCATTGACCAGATCCAAATTCTGGAATCTCTCTGTCACCATTGCACGGCATACTGTACCCGCAGGGATCAATGTGCGCTCCATTTGTGGAGCTTCTGATACGTTTGCGTTATTTAAATTAAGCATTTGCTAATTCTCCTTCTCTAGAATGTTGAGTGTTTGGGTCTACAAAATCAAGCAGTCTTTCTTTCTCTGGTGCGCCCACACTCATTTTATTTAATAATTTACCAAGATGTGGCTCTTCAAGTATGTCAAGCCTACCAGAACGATCCTTTGCAGGATAGCCCCACTCATTTAAGGCACCGCAGAT